GGTAAATCAGGTATTGACTTTGGTAAAAATCTAGCAGATAAATATGAATTAGCAACTGAACCAAAACCAGTACAAATTGGTGTTCGATTTGAAGCACCACAAAAACACTTTCAAAAATTAATTGATATTTCATACGATTTTAAATTATATACAAAATTTGATGAAGGAGTATCACTACGTTCTTTCTGTACAAACAACAATGCAGCATATGTTGCCGTTGAAGAAACGTATGGAGATCATTCGTACAATGGACACGCTAAAAAAGATGAAGCATTCCGAAATGATATGACCAATTTTGGTATATTAATGGAAGTGCAAGGTATTGATAAGCCATTTGATTGGTCAAGAGATGTAGTTAAAAACTTACAAATAGATGGTACAGGATTATATTATAGCCCATCACGTAAACCATCTACAACATCTGAAGGTATAAATGTATCAGCTATTCAAGTAGATACATTACATAAAATTTCAAAATCAATGCAACCATACTTTATGTATGTATATGATTTTATTGAGGACATGAAAAAAGTATTCCCAACACTTAAAAATGATTGGGGTATTTATGTACCTGAAGTAAAATATCTATCACCTGAGCCACTTGTCGATTATACCAATTTAGCACTCACTAAGTACCCTAACGTACACTTCGTAGGAGATGCTTTATCAGCTAGGGGTATAACGGTAAGTGGTGCACAAGGAACATATGTTGCTGAATCACTTTTGGAAAATTAAAATAACTTTCGTATATTATGGACATGAAAAATAAAGAAAACAAATGGCCTAAGAGTCAAAAATTAAAAAAAGCCGATGGAACTATTGCATATATATGGGATGGTAAATTGCATAACTGGGAAGGACCTGCTTTAATACCTGAAGGTATTGAAAGAAAAGGAGAATATTATTTATATGGTATACCTATGACTAAAGCAGAACATAAAGAAGCTATTAGCCAACAATCAGGTTTACCTTGGTATAAAAAACCAGCACCTAAAGGAATGACTCATAGAAATTAAAATAAAAAAATATGAAAATAGGTTTATGTGGCACAATGAGTGTAGGTAAAACAACTCTTGTTAATGCTTTAAAAGAAACAAAGCAATTTAAAGATTATATGTTTAGAACAGAGCGTTCTAAATATTTGATGGAGCAAGGTATTCCACTCAATACAGATTCAACATTAAAAGGTCAAACTATATTTCTAGCTGAACGTTGTGCTGAATTAATTCAAACCGATATTATTACAGATAGAACAGTCCTTGATGTTATGGCATTTACAATGAATGCTAAGTCAATAAACCATCAGGATAAAGAGGCATTTGAAACATATGCTAGTGAATTTGTTAGAGAATATGATTATATATTTTACATATCTCCTTATGGAATAGAAATTGAAGATAATGGTGTTCGTGAGACAGATGAGCATTATAGAGATTTAATTGATTTTACCATTACTACACTTATTAAAAGACATGGCCATAAAGCAGGTAAAATAGAAAAGATATCTGGATCTACAGAGGAACGAATCCAACAAATATTGAAGTTTACTAGCCTTTAACATATTTATAATAAAAACCTATAACACAATGAAAAAATCAGAATTAAATAATTTTATAAAGGAAAATATTATAGAAACTTTATCTGAAAGTGCTTCTAGTGAAGAAAAAAGGATTGCATTACGTGCAATTAAAAGCATAGCCAAATACAGGGGTGTTAGTGAGGATGAAGCAAAAAGAGACCTTATTAGAGCTATTAAAGAATTAGATAGTATAAAAGAAGCGGATGTTAGTGTTCCTCTAGCTAAAATAACAACACAAAAAGCAAATGCTAAAATAACCAATCCTCAAGGGTTTGCACAATTTATTTTAAAAACATGGAATGATATTTCTGATGGAGAAAATGACAATGTAACATCATCACAAGATTTAAAAATAGCAAAGGCTAAATTAGAGAAAGTATCAAAAGCAGAACCAACTGATATAAAAGAAGATGAAGATAAAGAACCATCTAAATCTGATATTAAAAAAACTAAAGGTTTAGCTAAAGCAAAAGAAGAATTAGCTTTATTAACTCGTGAAATGAAGTCATTAGCTAAGAAATATTCTAAAGCTGAAGGTGAAGAAAAAGAAAAACTAGTTAAAGACTTAAAAGAAAAAACTAAATTAAAAAAAGAACTAGAAAGTATTCTAGATAAAAAGAAGATATAATGTCATCTAAGGAAAGGTTTTTATATATTGCTATAGTATTTTTTGGTGCTTACTACTTAATTAATATGTACTCTTCAAATGAAGATGAATATATTAATGAGTATAATAGTAAAATAGAAGCATTAGAAAGTAAAATTAATTCTTTACATAACATAAATGAAGAATTAACCTTGGAAATTGATACCTTAAATGGTCAAATAAATAAATTAGACCAAGAAATTAGTAAACAAGATAGTAAAATAGTTACATTAAAAAGACAAACAAATGAGAAAGTTAATAATGTTGATTCTTTTGGGGATGATGAGCTTGAACAGTTTTTCACAGAACGTTATAGACAGTACCTCGATTCAATTAAAAAAACCAATAGCCAGACTAGTAATTAAAGATTTAATAACTGGGGATAGCTTTAAAAAAGAATTGAGTTTAATTAACACAAAGTACTCTTTATTAGAAAATAAAATTATATTAAAAGATAGTGTTATTAATAACCTTAACTTTCAAATATATAATTTTAACTCTATATTAGATACAAAGGGGTCACAACTTATACTTTCCCAACAGTTAAATGAAAAACTAAAACTTGAAGTAAAAAAACAAAAGTTTAAAAATAAATTAACAGCAGGGGCTGGAGTAGTAGCGGTATTAGCTGCTATACTTTTAGTAAAATAGTTATATGACTGATTTTAAAAAAGTAATACGCCAAGAATACCTAAAATGTGCTCAGGACCCCGTACATTTTATGCGTAAATACTGTTATATACAGCACCCACAACGTGGTCGCATACAATTTAATCTATACCCATTTCAAGAAAAAGTATTAACGTTATTCCAAAATAACGATTATAGTGCAATATTAAAATCTAGACAGTTAGGTATATCAACTCTGGCAGCGGGTTATTCATTATGGTTAATGACATTTCATAAAGACCGAAATGTACTAGCATTAGCAACTACACAGGCAACAGCAAGGAACTTAGTAACAAAAGTACAATTCATGTGGGAAAATTTACCTTCATGGCTTAAAGTAGATTCAGCAGAAAACAACAAATTATCATTAAGATTAATTAATGGTTCAAAAATACAAGCTAAATCTTCCAATGCTGATGCAGCACGTTCAGAAGCAGTATCCTTACTAATCATTGATGAGGCAGCCTTTATTGATAATATTGCTGAGACATGGGCCTCTGCACAACAAACACTGGCAACGGGTGGTGGTGCTATTGTATTATCTACTCCTTATGGTACTGGGAACTGGTTCCATCAGACGTGGGTTAAAGCAGAACAAGGCCTAAATGATTTTTTACCAATCAAGTTACCTTGGTATGTACACCCAGAAAGAGACCAAGCATGGAGGGATGCTCAAGATGCCTTATTAGGTGACCCTAGATTAGCAGCCCAGGAATGTGACTGTGATTTTAGTACTTCAGGTGATATAGTATTCTATAATGAATATTTAGAATATTATGAAAAATCTTTTATAAAAGAACCTTTAGAAAGAAGAGGTGCTGACCAAAATTTATGGGTATGGGAAAACGCATCTTATATTAAAAACTATATGGTTGTAGCTGATGTTGCTAGAGGTGATGGGAAAGATTATTCTACATGCCATGTTATCGATATAGAGGATAATGTCCAGGTTGCGGAATATAGGGGACAAATTGGAACTAAAGAATTTGGGCATCTATTAGTTGGGTTAGCTACTGAATATAATGAAGCTATGCTTGTAATAGAAAATGCTAACATAGGTTGGGCGACTATACAAGTAGCAATAGATAGAAACTATAATAACCTTTATTATTCACAAAAGAGTGGAGAAATAAATGCTAATTCGTATTTTGATAAATATCAAGACCATTCAAAAATGGTAGCTGGTTTTACAATGTCATCTAGAACAAGACCTATGGTAATAGGTAAATTCCAAGAATACATTGGGGATAAAGGAGTAACAATACAATCAAGAAGGTTAGTAGAAGAAATGAAAGTGTTTATTTGGAAAAATGGTAGAGCAGAAGCACAGACAGGTTATAATGATGATTTAGTTATGGCTTTTGGTATTGCTATGTATGTAAGAGATACAGCACTCAAATTTAGACAAAGAGGAATTGACATTACAAAACAATCATTAAATAATATGTCAGTTAATAGAACACCTTATCAAGGAAGTTATGGTGGGGGGTATAATCAAGTAAAAAATCCATATGAAATTGACACTCCAGATGGTAAAGAGAACATTAAATGGTTATTATAACCATATTTATAACAATAATTAAATATTAAGATGGCAGATACAGGTGTATTTTCAAGATTAAAAAGACTATTCTCAACAGACGTTGTTATACGCAACGTAGGGGGTAACCAAGTAAAAACAATAGATTCAGGACACATTCAATCTAGTGGTGAATATGAAACTAATGCATTAGTAGATAGGTTTAATAGAGTATATTCTACGGCACCTACTTCATTATATGGGGCACAGTTTAATTTAAATTACCAATACTTAAGAACCCAATTATACTCTGAATATGATATAATGGATCAAGATGCTATTATAGCTTCTTCACTAGATATCATAGCTGATGAATCTACCCTTAAAAATGATATGGGTGAAGTACTTCAAATTAGAAGTTCAAATGAAGATATTCAAAAGATTCTATATAATTTATTTTATGATGTACTAAATGTAGAATTTAACTTGTGGATGTGGGTTAGACAAATGTGTAAATATGGTGACTTTTTCTTAAAATTAGAAATTGCTGAAAAATTTGGTGTTTATAATGTTATACCTTATACCGCATATCATATTGAAAGAATTGAAGGTTCAAACCCTGAAAACCCTGCCGAAGTAAAATATAAATGGAATCCAGATGGTTTTGCTGGAAGTTCCTATGGGTACTACAATGTTCCAGGACAAAATCTAGACGGAGGACCAGACGATAAAGGGGGAATTATTTATGATAATTACGAAATGGCTCACTTTAGAATGGTTGGGGATGTTAATTACCTTCCTTATGGTAGAGCATATATTGAACCAGCTAGAAAGTTATTTAAACAATATACATTAATGGAAGACGCGATGTTAATTCATAGAATTGCTCGTGCACCAGAAAAAAGAGTATTTTATGTAAATGTTGGAGCAATTCCACCAAATGAAGTAGAAGCATTTATGCAAAAAACTATTTCAAATATGAAACGTACTCCAATGATGGATGAAAAA